TTTTTTACCACAACCTTAATTTATCTGATACAAAACCTGTAAGAGACGAAATCCCATTTACTTCAATAACAGTTTGAAGCTGGTCAAGACCACCAGTTTCATTCCTAATAATTTGCCATATCTTGTCACCATATTTCATTTCCTTTATTCTACTTTCCACTTTATCTGTCCATCTTTGATTTTGAATACTCATAGTTCCATCAGCATTTTTTATATATTGTTTTGGTCTAGGGTCAATAAATTCTTTAAATTTAATATCCACATAAACATCCATTCCTTCTTCAGCATCTTCTTCTACACTAAAATCTTCAATTGATACCTTGAGATTAGTGCTAAAATAAGCACGACCAGAATTTGGATAATTCCTAATTACTATTAGCTGGAATGGTTTTGCTCTTTTCTTTAAGTTTTTCAATTTATTTAGATAGTAGCTTGGTCTTTGATAGAATCCTAAATATCTAGCAAATGGATAACGTTGGGATGGAAGCATGAATTTAAAACTTATTTCTTGCAAGCCCTCCTGTTTTAGCATATTAAATTCCGCATCATTTATTAAATTTATAACATTGTTCATATTCTTATGCGTAACAGTAACAGAGGAAGGTGCTACAGGTAAAAGCACCCTATCAATATAAAATATATAACCTTGTGTTCTCATTAATCGTTATGCACCCCTTCCGCTGCGGTATAAACGTGTTCTGCTAATCTTTCTCCAAGAGCGTCTATAAAATCATCCGCATCTGCTTCTTTTGAAATATCATTGTAATTTGTCATATCTATTTTTATCTCAGCGGTAGTAAATTTATTTACATATTCTTTTTCGGCAACATCTCTCAGATATTTCATATCTTCATCCATATCTGTCATTTTATCAGCCATTTTACCTGTATTGTCAGCAGTTCTTTTACTATGTGGATCTTTTTTATCTTTTCCTCCACCACCTTCGTCTCCTTTACCCTTACCACCGCCGCCATCTTTACCGCCTTTTCCTTTGTCTCCACCTTTTCCTTTGTCTGGCATAGGCTTGTCTTTTCCAATATCTGTTAAACTATCCCTTGCCTTATTAAGTCCATCAGTTAATCCTTTTACACCTTTTCTAACATCATTTTTTCCTTTGTCAAAGTTTGCATTAGGATTAGTAAGTTTTGTACCAGCCAACTTCCCAGCACCATTCATAACACCTTCCATTAACCCTGAAGGATTAGCAAACCCTGCATATCCAAATTGAGGTGCCTGTTTTTGTGCCACTTTAACACCATTAGCATCTCCATAGGCCATAGCTTGAATATGTTGAGCTGGAGTACCGCCACCAACTCTGCCAACACTTATACTAAGAGCCCCGCCATTTGAAAAATGCGTACCAATAACAGAATCTACAACCTTACCAATTTCATTTAACCCTCGTAAAAATCCATTAACAAAACTTTCAACCATTTTTGCCAGAGAATTTATGGCATTGGCAAAAGCATTGTGAAATCCGTTTGCAACTGTTACCGCAGCTCTTCCTATTGCGTTGTATCCATCTATAAATCCATTTGCGACTCCTATAAAAAAATTATAAATTCCTTTTAAAATATTACATATCGTGACTTTCAGCCAAGCCCAAACCATTGCGGCATTATTAACAAGCCAGTACCACGCTTGCAAAAGTATGTTTACAAGCCACACTCCCGCATTCCATATCCCTATAAAAACATTTATCACTAAAGCACCAAGGGCAATAAAAGCTATTATGGCTACTGAAACAAAGACAACTATTATATCCCAAATTATGATAAATACGTCCACAACAACTGCACATAACCAGTACCACATTCCACCAATTGTTTCCAATGCACTTTGAGTTCCTGTCGCCCATTGTACAGTAACAACCAAAGCCCATAGTATAACTACTATTAGCCCAATTATGATTGCCACAAGCCAAGTTCCAGGAAATGCCCAAGCTGCTTCATTTGCTACAGTTTGAGCCGCAGTATAGCCGTAAAGAGCAAATGTTAAAGCAATTTTAGCTACTGTTAAAATAGTTGTTGCTACATTTAGGGCCGTTTTAGCCGCTACATTTAACCATTCTAAAGCTGTGGAAATTCCTTGCCAAATTACATAAGTCATTAGTGCAGCTGTAACTCCATAAATTATTGGACTTATTACTAACCAATTATCTGCTATAAATTTCCCAGCCATGGCAATTCCGTCTACAACCCCATTCACTACTGCTTTTAACCCGATAAATCCAATTTTTAGATTAGTTATAAAAGATTGAAAGGCTTGGGAGTTGGCTAATTGATTTATCTTTTTAAGTATGCCTTCCATCTCCCGCAATGCAAAGTTTTTAGCTTGAGTCCAAATGTCGGACCATGTGAGAGGTAAAGTTTTAAACTTGGCATTTATATCATCTCCAGCACTAAACAAAGCATTTTTTATTATATCTGCCGTTATTTTCCCTTTTGCTCCTAATTCTTTCAATTCACCAACTGACACATCCATATATTTAGCTATAGCTTGAGCCACCATTGGAGCATTTTCCATTACAGAACGAAATTCATCTCCCTGAAGTTTTCCAGCTGCCATAGCTTGAGTAAGTTGATACATTGCACTTGTTGCTTCCATTGCATCTGCTCCTGATACCTTGAATGCTTTTTGCATAAGATTTGTAAACTGAACAATTTCATCGGTGTTGTTAAAAGCATCTTTTGCAAGTAAACCTAGTTTTGCTACTTGATTCATGCTATCTGCATAAGCAACTTTTGCGTCATTTGCTGATTGATAAATCTGTTTTTTTAATTGCTCAGGTGCATCTGTTACTAGATTTAATCTAGCCGTTATCTGTGCATTTTGATCAGATGCTTCCAATAATTGTTTTGCACCCATAACACCTGCTATTGCTGTACCTACCTGCATCATTTTCTTCTTTATTGTATCAACAATACCTGGTGTCTTACTCAGGTTATCATTCACCCCTTTACTGTCACCTTTCATTTTCTGGAGTTCGTTATCAGCCAATGCTAATTGTTGTCTTGCTGTTGTTAAATTAGCAGTATTAATGTTCATAGATTTTCCATCAAGACTGGATAAACTATTTACTGTTGCACTTATTGCATTATTTATTGCTGTAAATGTCTGTGTCATTCTGTCATTTAAGATTATACTGTTTTGTATTGTAGCCATATTTCCCACCTCCTAACGTCTTCTGCGACTAGCTTTTCTCTTAGATTCCTTTTCTGCTTCTTTTTCTCTTTTTATTTTTAAATCAATACAGGCCATAATGAATCCTTTTTCATAAATATCCATTTCTGCAAATTCACTTGGCCGTATTTTAAGTTTATGAAGGCAATAGTAAGCATAATTATACTCTGCCACATTTGCCTCAATTAGTTTTTTGCTTCTTCTTTAATGTCCTCTATGTTGATGTCCCAACCGTTTATTTTTTGGACTTCTTGAAGCAATGACGAGTATTCTCCTGGAAGTAGCATTGCATTTATTAATTCTTTTGAATCCATTACTCCCCAAGAATCTTGTAATTCTTTATCGTTTAAATCAGGGTAAACTAATGATTTCAAAACTAAATCCATATAGTATCCTTGGGTATCTGTTTCTGGCACAAATACTCCTTTAGCTTTTTTAACTTGTCTTGTGTTTTGTTTTCTTAAAATATCATCCATTTCATTTGAAATAGGTTTTATCTCAAATTTTACAAAATTTCCTTGATCATCCTTAAATCTTTTTGAAATTTCCACTTCCTGATTTTCCACAGGTATTGTATTCTGTTTTAAAAAAAATTTTAAATCTTTCATTATTAAATATCCTCCTAAATTATTTTAAAAGGGAGTTTTTGACTCCCTATTTATTCATTCCATCAAGCGGCTTAAATTTATCCACAAGTTTCCAATCTTCAAATGTGAAATCAAACTCATCTTCCAAATAGTCGGCATCCGCATCAAACTGTGCAATAATTCCGCCATCTAAATTACAGTCAATCAACATTATTGTCTGTTTATCCACGCTTGCTGTCGGATCCTCATTTACAATTTGCATATCAAAATACAAATCTTTACCAGTTCTTGTATACTCCTGCAATACTTCTCTAAATATAGACGTATTAAAATGGAAAGCAGCACTTCCAGTTCCTTTCCATCCTGCCGCTTTATTCCCTTTCCCAGTTTTACCTAAGATTGGAACTTCAACCTTATTCTTTTCCATTTCTGCTTTTACATTTATAGCCTGCATAAAATTAAATCTTTTGCCCTCAATCGTAACAAAACACTTAGCAAGACTTCCAGATATAGCGTCTTTACCTTTCATAATTGCTGTATCAGCCATTTATTCCCACACTCCTTTAGCTTTTATTGTACGATTACGTTCATATAAAGTTTTTCCATAGCTACAACAGGTTTTATATTAGTTGTAACTAGTACACTTTCCTTAGTTTCGCCCTCAACTACTGTAATATCTGTGTCTTCATTGAAATCTTTTATTGCTCTCAAATCTTCCAATGTTTCGTGATGTTTTGAAATATCACGTTTCAAATCATTCCTATCATATTCACTATTGTTAGATGAACCTAAATAAGTTTTATTAAAAATTGTTGCAACATCAGTAGCAATTTGGTCTAAGGTTCTCATCACTTGAGCAAATGAGAAGT